TGATATAGTATATTATAATAAATTAATTTTGTTCGAATTGTAATTAAATAAGTTATTAATACAAAAAACACTTAAATATATAATTATTAGAATATTTATAATGTCGACGTTCGAACATAAAACAGTCAATGGGGAAACTAATCCTAAATACGTAGATTTGTGCGACGAAGATAAATCAATTGCCGGACAAAAGTTCGCATGTCTCTCTTTTGTTTCACCAGAAAAGATTCTAAAGAAGAGAGAGGTATTCCAATTTGATCAATTTATAAAAACATGGGAATTCTCTAAATCTATGGAAAGATACTTCGAATTTATTCATTTTATTGCCTACAAACACAATATGAATGTAGAAACGCTAATTGCTGATTTTAACGATTTTGTAAAAGAAGAGAGCAGCAAATTAAAGAAGAGCGGCATTGAGGATGATTATAAAAACTTTATGGATAAACAGGAGGAATCCCTAAATGAAAAATTTAACCGCGAACATTCATTCCAGACATCGGTTCGTGGTCTAAAAGTACGTGGATCATATTCATCTCAGGAAGAAGCCGAACAAAAGTGTAAACAATTAAGGGATGCTGACCCAAATCATGATATTTTTGTAGGACCAGTCGGTGTATGGATTCCATGGGATCCGGATGCATATAAAACAGGAAGGGTTGAGCATTTGGAAGAGGAGCTAAATGCACTACATAAAGAAAAAATGAAGAATGAGGATATGGCTAAGAAAGAATTTGAAGAACGTGTACGTGAAACCAAAAAGAAAGCAATCATGGAAAATATTGAGAAGGCCAAATTGAGTGGAAATGTACTAACACAGACATTAGATGACGATGGAAATTTGGTAGGTGTTAAGGAAACAGTTAATTTTGAAGATCGTGAAGTATCTGATGTAGAGACAACACAATTGCGAAATGAGTTATTGATGACCCAGAATAATACAACCGGTTCTTTAGAGGAGGTAGATTAAAAAATAACGTAAAGGGTATAAAAATATTTAGATAATATGTTAATAAGACTAACATATTATTATATGAAAACCTTTTACAATATATTGCACAAACTATATACAGTAACACCTGAATTAAAGAATGAATTTTTTAAAGATGTTATACATACAATTGATTTTAATATTCATTTAAATGAGATGAAACATAATAAGGATACCATGAATCTTATTTTAATATCATCATTCATTAATTATATTTATAATACAAATTCAATAAGTGCTAAATTTGATTATATCAAAAAACTAGTAGAGAATCCTTTTCTATCTAGATCTCAATTAGATAATTTTTTTAAAGTTTTTGGTAAAGCACAACTGTTATATAAGCGAATATGTAGATTAGTACATATTTGGAAATGGCGAAGAAAGAAACCCATAATAACAACCGATTTATTATTAAACCCTATAAAGGAAAGCGATTATTTTACTATAGCAATTGTGCATTTAAATTCTAAATATTTATTTACGAAGAGCGATTTGACAAATATTATTGAAAAAGCGTTGACAAATTCTCCAGATATTTTCGCAGAACCAGTATCTATAAAGAATCCATATAATAATTTAACATTCAATAAACATCACCTGTATAATATTTACTTTTTTATGAAGTACGGTGGTTTTGTGATGCCTACTATATTTCATCAATATTTCTTATACAATTTTCACCTGAAGTATTTTCGGGATAATAATGAAAGTCTTATACGTAAAATGCATATATCATCTATGGTAAATATTAACGACAATGATAAATTATTATTTGATATTCATACTATGTTAGTATTTCATAACGATAGAGTATTAACAGATTCTGATAAAATTAATATAAATGATAAATTCCCCGACCAAATATTAATAAATGCAATGAAACCTTATTTACATATGTTTTATGTCATGAATTATTCATTAGATATTGCTGAAAAGGGTACAGCTACTCATGAATTATACTATCTATTACATAAGTTTAAAAAACAAAATCCTGCCTTTGGACGTAAACTAACTCGTATAGCTTCTAGATTTGGTCAACGGTCGAGGCATACTGAGTTTTGTACTAATTATATACCATATAATAAAATACAATATAATAAAAATTACGACACATGTCATATGATTATTTATGAAAATAATGCAGATGATGAAATCTATAATACTGATACAGCGTTTATTATTCCAACATACATGGGAAGAACAACACAATTTATTAATGATAGTGAATTGGATGACAATGAATGCGACGACAGTGATAATGATAATGATAATGATAATGATAATGATAATGATAATGATAATGATAATAATAGCGACGACAGTGATGATAATGATAGCGATGACAGTGATGATAATGATAATGAAAGTGATAATGAAAGTGATAATGAAAGTGATAGTGATAGTGATAATGACAGTGATAATATGATAATCCAATAACTTTTTTTTTGAACCATATATTTTCAAAAAAAATAATTTACCATTTGGATTTCTTTACATTAATGCTTTGTGTATTTTTCCTTTTAGATTTACTTGGATCATATTGTTCATCTTCGTCATCTGATCCCATATTCTTTGATATCTCCCAAAATTCTTTAGATCCTAGTTTAAATTTTGGGTGATTTTCTGCTTTATACCAAAAAATTTGTTCGTTTAATTTATTAGACTTAGAATTGTTATTAATAACGAGACATTCATAATTTTCAGTACATTGATCCATAACTGCAGAAAAGGATTCTAATGTAGGAAACATACTCGCATAGTTTTCCCAAATACGTTTTCTGTTAGTGAGATAAGGTTCTCTTAATATAAATACATAATCAATATTTGTTCTTAAATTGGGAGGTATACCTAATGGATATTGCATGGTAATTATAAGCATTACTTTCCAATGTCTACCATTCATAAACAGTAATCTCATCATTTTGTCTCGAGTCCAACCTTGGTCATATAAACAATCATCTAAAATAACAAATGTTCTAGGATCAATTGTAGGACGCCGATTGGCTTCTATTTCTTTGTTGATTTGTTTTAATACAGTTTTTTGTCGCCGTAAAATATTTTCAATTAACACTGTATTATACTCCTCATGAATAAATAGTTTGGGAACATGTTCAGCATAAAAGCCATTTCCCGCTTCTGTACCAGATATAACAGTACCAATAGGAATATCCTGGTGATAAAATAATAAATCTCTAACTAAAAAAGATTTACCAGTATCACGTCTACCTATCATTACAATTACAGGTCCTTTATTTTCATTCGGCTTAAATGTGATATCTTTCATATTAAAACGTTTTAATTCTAGAGTCATGGTTATATTATATAACAATACTATGTATTTTTAGGGTAAACGTACTCGTGCTAATTAGTTTAGTTATTATGAAAAAAGTCTATTTAACACTTATATAGATTTGTCCAATGGCTTCATTCAAAAATATTCCTAAATTCACGATCAATTATATTGCAGATAAACCTGTTAATTTAAATAATTTAGCAAAAAATGAAAAAATAACAAAAAACTGTGATATCGATGCTGAGTATATGCCATTTAATATTACGCAATATCAAAGCTATAACCCGATATATAATATGTGGTTCTCTTTACATGAAAATAATTTTAATTCTATTACACTTAATAATAAATATCATATGAAAACGATGGATACAGTAATAGACAGGTTAACTGATATAGAAGAGAAGCGAGATGTTTTTATTAAATATTCTCCACTATTAGACCCATTAAGATATATGGGTGGTAAATATGAAACAGTTCGACCTATTATTCATAATTTACCAACATTAGAAAATACAGATGTGTGTGCTAAGATAAAAGATAAAAACAATATGGCTTATGTAGATTGCTTTTTTTCATATTTATCAAGTCAATTACTAAATAAAAATGATGTTATACATGGTATTGATTATTTTGGTTCATTCTTAGGTATTCAGGAAAAATTTAAGATGGATATTACGGACGACTATGAATATTTACAATCTTCTTCCTTTTTTAACAATAATGTTGATAAATTATTCACATTGTCTGTTCCCAATGATAGTGATTATCATAATTATGGTTCACGTGCGAATAAAAAACCACTGTCATTTATTAGTAACGATGATACAATTAATTTAGAATTAGATGTATTGGATGATCTAACCGTTCTTGATAATGTGAATGATAATATGAATGATAATGATACAACTATGATATATTCAAAACCAACAACTATAAATTCACATAATTCGAGTGTTTCTTCTAGTAGTACGACGGATTCAGATGATAGTAATATTAGTTGTAGTAGTATGGATAGTGATGAATCAAATAATACCGGCGACGATGAATGGGAAACGGAAGATGAAGATGAAAGTGAATGTGATACATATTCATCCATGGAAGAATGTAGTAAATTTGCATATATTAACAACTTTCCAGTGCAATCAATTGCGCTAGAAAAATGTAATGGTACATTAGATGATTTATTTGAAAATAATACATTGGATTTAGATTCGGGTTTATCTGCATTGATGCAAATAACTATGATTCTGTTAATATATCAACATACATTTCAATTTACACATAATGATCTACATACAAATAATATAATGTTTGTTAATACTAATGTTGAATATTTATATTATAGATATCATAATGTTTCGTACCGAGTTCCTACATTTGGAAGAATTTATAAATTGATAGATTTCGGGCGTGCTATCTATAAATATAACGGACAAAGATTGTGTAGTGATAGTTTTGGACCATGCGGTGATGCATTCACACAATATAATTGTGAACCGTATATAAATGACGATAAAGCCAGACTTGAACCTAATTATAGTTTTGATCTATGTCGATTAGGTTGTTCATTATATGATTTTGTAATTGATGATGATATGGATCGATCAGAATATGACGATTTACAAAATTTAGTATATGAATGGTGCTTAGATGACAATAATAAGAATATTTTATACAA